TGCACACAAAGCAATGTCACAGTATAGAATGGATAAACTTCGTGCGGTTGAACGTGCGAGAAAAGCTGAAGAAAATGACAAATAAACAAATGATTGATTTTTACAATGAAATGACTGCAAAAGATCTTGAATACTTTTTAAACTTGACAGTTGAAAGATTGGTTGTTCCAAGAGGAGAGGATGAAGGGGTATGCTGTGAGGATGTTGAGATGATCAGATTGAATGGAGTATATTTTGATGTGGTTACAAAACCATTTTTACAAAAATGTTTAGAAAAAGTAAACGAAGATGAATAACATAAAGTTACTAAATGGAGAAGTTTGGAATGAAAAAAAGATACTTCTCGAAATGCGAGACGATAATTTTTACTATGATTATCTTTCAACAAACAGAATCTTAAGCAAATCCTCAATAAGCGGATTGATCCCACCCAAAAGTCCAAAGGCTTGGTATTATGGAAGTGGAAAGAAAGGAAGCGAAGCTGCTTTCAGAACAGGGAGTTTGTTTCATTGGGCAATTCTTGAACCTGACAAATATGAGGAAGTTTATTTTAGTAAATACAGAACAAGGACATCAGCCGGATTCAAAGCAGAAAGAGAAAAAGCCGGAAAGGAAATATATTCAGAAGCTGAAAGAGAGTTTAATCAAAAGCTTGTGTCAGAGTTTACTGTAAATAAAAAAGCAATGGCCAAGCTTTCAAATTGTTCCTCTGAAGTTCCATTGATCGGCAACGTTTTTGGTTTTCCTTTTCGTGGAAAAGCTGATCTTATTTCAGATGATGGCAGAATGTATGATCTGAAAACTTGCGGAGATCTTGAGGACTTCCCAAGAAATGCCTACGCTTATGCTTATGATATTCAGGTTTACATTTATTGTGAGTTGTATGGAGCCAAGCCTGAAGATTTTGAGTTTCTTGTGATTTCAAAGAACACATATGATATTGGATTCTTTCCGGTTGACAAAAGCTTTTATGAACAAGGAAAAGAAAGACTGCAACTTGCTCTTGAGGTTTATAATGGAATCTTTCACGAAAAAACAGATGAACAGATTCGAGAATCTTTAAATGAGATAACCTACGAAAACAAATTATATTCAGTAAAAAAATACAGCAATGTTAAAAGCACCTAAAATAAAAAAAAAGGAACCAAAAAGTTCGCTTATCACTCAAGCAGAAGCACAGCAAATTGCAAGAAGGATAAAAAAATTAACAGACATAGACATCTTTCACAAAACAAGAAAGCAAGAGTATGTTTATGTACGATCAGTTTTCAATCATACTTTGAATAAAGTTTTCACTTGGGGATTGTCAAGAATTGCACAACTTTATAATCAAAACGGATATAAGAACTATGATCACGCAACTGTTTGGCACTCTCTAAATATGTTTGATCTTTACATTCAGTATGAGCCAACCTTGATGGATTTGTATGAGAAGATCGGAATGCACACGAAGAACAAAAATGCATTAAGAGTTTTAATTCACAACAAGCTAAAAGGTTTGTCTCCGGAGCAATTGGAAGCAATTAATACTTTGGCAGATACATTTTATAAAGACAATGAGATATGATAAAAAAAGTAAACATTTCAGAAGTAAAGAAAAACCCTGACAATCCAAGATTGATCAAGGACTACAAGTATCAAAAGCTTGTAAGGAGTTTAAAAGACTTTCCAAAGATGCTTGAATTAAGGCCTATTGTTGTAAACAAGGATATGGTTATTCTTGGTGGCAATATGAGATATCGTGCCAGTATTGATGCCGGACTCAAAGAAGTTTGGATAAAAATTGCAGAACTTACACCCGAACAAGAGAAAGAGTTTATAATAAAAGACAACTCAAGCTTCGGAGAGTGGGATTGGGACACCCTTGCAAATGAATGGGATATTGAAAACCTGAAGGATTGGGGATTGGATTTGCCAACTGTATATTTTGATGATGATGAAGAACCAAAGTTTGATGAAGAAGAATTGTCTCAAGAATTAGATGCGTACATAAACGCAAACATCAAACAGATTGTTTTGCACTACAATACGGAAGATTATGAAGCTATGATGGAAAACCTTGAAACATTAAAGGAAAAAGAAAACCTTGATGATAACAGCAAGTTGGTTAAAATGTTGATTGATGAAAGGCTTTCCTAAAATATTTGTTCCAAGTTTAAACAGAGAAGATGGATTGAAGGTTGTTGATCTTATTGATGGACTTCCTTTTGTTGTTTTGTTGCACGATAAAGAACAGCTTGAAAAGTATCAAAAGAATTACCCTGACCTTGAGTTTGTTGTAACGAACATACCAACAGGGGATCACGCAATGATCAAAACAAGAAACTTTGTTTACGACAATCTTGTGGAAGATGGCGAATGGTTTATGTTTTTAGATGATAACAATGACAAGATCACAAGGGTTGATGATGATCATTATGGATTTCAAAGCCTTGATGTAAAGTCAGACAAAAAGTTTCAGGATGTTTATTCAACTGAATGTACATTGAAAGAAATTGCACCACTTATCTTGAGAGACATTTCACTTGCGGAAAGAACAGGTGTCAGGCACATAGGATTTGCACCAAACCCAAACTATTTTTTCAGACCAAAGAAATATGGCAACATAGGTTACTCAAAAGGAAATGCTACGATCACAAAAAAGAATGGACTCCGATGGGATGAAAACCTCAAGTCAATGGATGATTATAGCTTTTCTGCCCAACATATTGCAAAGTATGGAAGGTTGCTTTTAAACTATTTTATTTGCTTTCACAAAAGCCATTATTCAAAGGGAGGAATCGGAACTCAAGAAGAAAGACTTCCAATGAAGCTTTATGACTGCAAATACTTGATTGAAAAATATGATGGCCTTCTGCGTTATTCAAATAAGAAGGGTGCAATAAAAAATTCTGATTTAGCATTTCGCATCCGGAATATGGATTCAATAAAAAAGTGGAGAGCAAGGTTCTATGAAAAGATTTGATTTAGAAAGAAAGGAAGTTGATATTGCAAAATTCAAAAAGAGATCAGCATACTTGAGTGATGTGTCAAATGTGATCAAAGAAGATTGCATCATCTATTCAGATGGAAATCCAGTTATCCTTTACAAGACATTACCATCAAAAGAAACTACTCACTTGAGATGGGCAGTCAAGAATACAAACTTCATTTCAGGAAAAAGAACAAGAGGATTGGCACACACAAGCAGAACGTTTGGATTTGCACCAAGGATTGCAATGCGACAAGATTATTGCCATTCATCATCTTATGCTTATGATCAACCCAAGCATCACTATGTTGTTTCAAAGTTTGCTGAAAACTTGTCAAATATTTATCAAAAGTACTTCCCGAATGTGTTTGAAGATCATACCGAAAGAGTAGAAGAAAAGATCAAGCCTGAATGGAAAATTGCAAACACACCATTCACAAGCGGAATCATAAACAAGAACAACCCATTAAAATACCACTTTGACCAAGGAAACTTCAAAGGAGTGATGTCGAATATGATTGCGTTCAAAAAAGATGTTACCGGTGGCCATCTTGTAATGCCTGAATTTGACATAGCACTTGAGATTGCAGATAACTCACTTTCGATCTTCGATGGTCAGGACATTCTACACGGAGTTTCAGGATTTGATCGGAACAATGATATGGGTTACAGATATACAATCGTTTACTACTCCTTGGAACAAATGTGGAAATGCGAACCAATTGATGATGAGGTTGTCAGAATTAGACAAGTAAAAAACGAAAGAGAAAAGAAAAGACTTGATCCGGAACATTTAAATGATTTAAAGAAAAGGAGAGATGAATTGCAAGAGCATTCAGACAGAGAGATAGCACTTAACAGAATAAAAAATGAACAAAATCGAACATAAAAAAAAGGCATTACTCGAAGCATTAGAGAAAAGCTTGGGGGTTGTTACGACAGCTTGTAAACAAGTTGGCATTGGTCGAACAATGTTCTACGAGTATTTGAAAGATGAAGAATTTAAAAGTCAAGTCGAAGATCTTCAGGATGTAGCTTTGGATTTTGCAGAAAGTCAGCTATTCAAACAAATACAAAAAGAAAGTACAGCAGCAACAATCTTCTACCTAAAAACCAAAGGGAAGAAAAGAGGATATGTTGAGAGACAAGAAATAACTGGGGGGGATGGATTACCCAACGACATCACAATCGAAATTGTCAAAAGCAAAGGTCAGAACAAATGAGGTCTGTCAGCATCTTCTCGATAGCAACAAAAAGATAGTTGTTGAGCAAGGTGGTACAAGGTCAGGAAAAACCTACAATATTCTTGTTTGGATCATTTTCCATTACGCACCAAAGAACAGAGGTAAGACAATAACGATTTGTAGGAAAACTTTCCCTGCGTTGAGGGCATCAGTTATGAGAGACTTCCTTGACATCTTAAAAGATCAAGGTATGTATAGGGAGGAATACCACAACAGATCATCATCAGAGTACGTCTTATACAACAACCTTGTTGAGTTCATTTCTTTGGATCAGCCACAAAAGGTCAGAGGAAGAAAGAGAGATTTGCTTTTCATAAACGAAGCCAACGAATTGTTTTGGGAAGATTGGCAACAATTAATATTCAGGACAGAGGGAAGAATCATAATTGACTACAACCCATCTGATGAGTTTCATTGGATATACGACAAAGTAATCCCAAGAGAAGATACGGACTTCTTTCAAACAACATACCTTGACAATCCTTTCTTGTCTGATAGCATCATCGGGGAGATCGAAAGGTTAAAAGAAACTGATGAACAATATTGGCAGATATACGGACTTGGAGAACGAGGTGCATCAAGGTCAACTATATTCAGATATATCGAAGTGGAGAAAATCCCTGAGAAGGCTTCTTTTTTGTCCTATGGAATGGACTACGGATATACCAATGATCCTACAACTTTGGTGGGGGTTTGGATTGATGATTACGATTTGTATGTGAAAGAGTTCTTGTATCAACGTATGATGACCACGATTGACATCCACAGGTTCTTCCAAAAGATGCAAATAGAAAGGGAACCTATCTTTGCAGATTCCGCAGAGCCACGATTGAATGATGAGTTGCGAAGAATGGGTTGGAATGTAAGACCAAGTGTAAAGGGCAGAGATTCTGTAAACGCAGGAATTGATCTGCTCAAGAGATACAGAATACACTTGACAAGCGGAAGTGAAAACCTAATATCAGAGTTCAGAAACTACAAATGGCGAGAAGATCGTAATGGAAGGATATTGAATATACCGGAGGACAAAGCAAATCACACCACGGATGCGTTGCGGTATTCAACGTATTCTTTGTTGAGCAGACCAAACTTTGGCAAGTATGCTATCAGATAAAGTTATCGAAATATTTGGATAAGTCAGAAGTATTTCCGATATTAGTTCTGTTGTTTAACTAAATATATAAAAATGAAAAACACTTATTCAAATGACATCTTTGGAAGAAAGTACAAAGATTTAACCGATGATGAGAAAGATCACATCGATGAGAATGTTCAAGGTTATCAAGATGCCTTCAACAAATTTTGCAAGGAGTTTAACCGTAACACCAAGAAATAATGGGATTGAAAATTATTGAAATTAGAAAAAACAAAAATGGTACGAGTTACCAAGCTTGGTGTAGTGCTTTAGGTATTAACCAAACAATTCACCATCACGATTTGGATGCGTTTGTTGAAAGACACGAATGCCCAACAACAAGAGTGCGAATTTATAACTAATTAATCGGGGAGGGCAACCTCCCCTTAAAAAACAGAATGATGAAATACACAAAAGAACAAATTGACAGCTTGATAAGTGTCTCTGATCCGGATGGGGTTTGGGCAATTATGCAAGAGTACGGATTGCAAGAAGAATCTGAATACATAGAACGTAAATACTTTAATATTGGATAAGATGGAATACAACGGATGGACAAATTACGAAACTTGGTGGGTCAATCTTGAGATGGGAATCTCCGATAATGAAGATATGGCCAATTGGGATGCCGAAGCAATTGAAGAATGGGCATACGAATACATAAATGAAGAAAGCACAGGAATCGCAAACGATCTTGCAAGGTCAGTTCTTCGAGAAGTTAATTGGGAAGAAATATCTCAACATCTTCGAGAAGCCTATGGAATATGCAGGACTTGTAATGAAGAAACTGAAGAAGAATACTGCGAAGAATGTGGAAAAGAATTTAACGTACTACCTTTCGTAGAGAAGGGATAGTTTTTCATTTTTGATTTGGGAAAGAGGGGTTGCTTTGCGATCCCTTTTTTTTTGTTTAAATTGCAAGAGTAAAAGCGTTATAAAAGTATGAAGGTTGAAATCAATGTACCGGAAAATCTTGAACAGATAACCCTTGAGCAATACCAAAGGTTTATGAACATCTATGACAGAAAAGACATTGATGAATACTTTTTGATGCAAAAGATGATTCAAATATTCTGCAATGTTGAGTTGGCCAAGGTTATCTTTTTCAAAGCTTCTGACATCAAAGAAATAATTGCATCATTACACGAAATCTTAAATAGGGCACCAAAGTTTACAAAGCGTTTTGTTTTTGAGGGAACTGAATATGGCTTTATACCCAACCTTGATGAGATAACAATGGGAGAGTATATTGATCTTGATGAAAACTTGCAAGAGTGGGAAAACCTTCACAAAGCAATGGCGGTACTTTACAGGCCTGTTCAAATGTCAAGCGGAGACCGATATACAATTGAGAAGTATAAGGGCATAGAAAACGAATCTACAATGAAAAGGATTCCTGCTGAATACGCACTTGGTGCTTCGCTTTTTTTTTGGAATTTAAGGAACGAGTTGTCGGAAACTATCCTGAAATATTTGAGCAGTCAGATGAACGAGAGTTTGACGGAACAGCAGAAGGAAGTTTTGCTCGAAAATGGGGTTGGTTTCAATCACTATATGCACTCGCTGACGGAAATGTTGAACGAGTTGAAAATATCACAGAATTATTAGCCCATCAGTGTTTTATGATGCTGGCTTTCAAAAAGGATAAAATTGAATTAGAAAATCAAAGAATAAAAAGAAATGGCTAACGAGGGATCACGGGCATATTATCTGATACTTGACAAACTGAAAGATCAGTTAATTGCAGATGAAAATGTAAACAGCGTAACAACAGGAGACTTGACAGAGATTG